CGTAAAGGTGAAGACGGAAAAACCTATTTGGATAGAGCAAAGGTGGAGCGCATTACTGGTTCACCCAAACCATCTCTGGATGTTTATAGGATTTGGCTGCGAGACCCCCTCACCGGTCGCCTGGCTCATGATGAACCTTTGTCTTACCAAGAGTTCTCTCAGCTGGCGCTCCAGAAGTATCGTGAGCGCTTCACACGCTCATCTACAATGCAGCGCTTCTTGCAAGAGTACGCCGAGACACCACTTCGTGCTCAAGCACTCACTCCCACGGAAGAGGAGCGCTGGTTAACTGAGTTAGACACTGATGTGAAATTGGTCGAGCTACAGGGAATGACAGGTTGGACTGGACAACAGATCATTGACTTCATGGAGATCTACCCAGAAATCCGCGAGCTTATCCACCCTGACACACAGCCTGCTTTGGACGAATTTCATTCCACTCGAGAGATTTTCAACAAGACCTGGAATGTTATTGAGATGGAGTGGAGCACACTCATTTCCGAGCAAGAGCAGATGTGGACAGCTGACGCGTCTCATCGCCTAAAGCAATTGGTGAAGCGTGACACGATGCTCCTGTGCTCTGTTGGAGATCTCTTGCATGGGATTCGGGAGCGCGTCGCGCGGTTTAACCGTAAAGTCATCGAGCGTCTGAGGCGCGAGAGCGACGGATGGTTGGACCGTGTTAAAGCGTTCTGCGCTGATGTGGCTACGAAGGTGAAAGAACATCCTTACATCACTATCGGTCTTGCACTGGTGCCCATTCTGCTCATGGCTGTCGGCCAATATATGAGAGGAACTAAGACTGTTGCCGTCGGGCCACCACTTGATCACCGGCATGAAGGACTTACTCGTGGAGAGCGTACTTTGCATCGCCATGTTTGTCTTTGGTGTGATGAGGTCTTTGAACACACTCATGTCATTAAGACTGTCCAAGAGTCGGTGCATTATCCCCAATTGTGCGGAAAATGTGATCGTGCCGGGACCGTCGTCCGATTTGGCGAACGTAATGGAGAACCTGGGTTTGAGATCCTGAGGGGACACAAGATGAAATTTACTCCATTCGAGTTCGCGACCGAATTGAGCGGTTCTGGCGATGTCCACACGCGCAAGAAGGAGGCCATGAGGACTGAGCTCTCTGGATCCGGCGATGTCCACACCAAGAGAAAGGAAGCTCTCCACACGGAGATCACTGGCTCTGGGGATGTCTCTACGAAGAAGAAGCAGAGTATGGAGGTTGAGGTTGATGACGCCGTCGGAGATGATTACGAACCAGTGATTAGTGAGGAGAAGATTGAGGCTCAACTTCTATCAGACCCCAATGCATTCCAGGTTTCGAAGAAGATTCTCCACAACATGTACAACCTGGACCTTAAGACCGACGGTGTGTGGAAAGCTCGTATCAAGATCTGTTTCATCGTTGGACGTACCGCTCTCACTGCAGGTCATTTGGCTCCTCACTTAGAGAAGGCTGAAGAGGTTCGCCTTTCCAATGCCACCGTGCGTGAAGGTCACGTTATCCCCAAGGAAAAACTGAAGTGGATCAAGGTGGAAGGTAAAGGCGGAGTTTCGAAGGATCAGCTCTTGATTGTGTTCCCAAAATCAGTTCATGACCATGCCGACATCACAGGGAGCATTGCCTCGTCAACAGAATTGACGCGTTTCAACACCGTTAACGGTTGTCTCATGGCTCCTGCGGACGGTGTTGTTATGATGCGATATGGACGGGTTTGCGCAGTGGATGACGTTGCACCTTACGGCGACAGCCTCGGAAATTCCTACAAACTACGTTCCGCGTATCAGTACCACATGGAAACAAAGGACGGAGACTGTGGGGCGATCTTGATGGGTGTTCATGTTGGGCTTGCACGCAAGATTATTGGCGTCCATGTAGCGGGGACACGTGGGATTGGTATGGCTTCTCCTTTGAACATCGAAGACATTCGGCGTGGTTTGGCAAAAGTGGAGCTGGCTGCTCAGGTGAGCCTCAACTTGGACCCTCTATTGAAACCACCCGTCGCTGGTCAGAAGATCGCATTGCCAGAGGGAGACTTTGTGCCAGTCGGAAAAGCTCTGTTTAAGGTCGCTTCCCCAACTAAGACTGCATTGCGTGAGAGTGCGGTGTACGGACTCATTATAGAACCCAGCACGGCACCGAGCGCTTTGCAACCACAAAAGGTGAACGGCGTGCTTGTGGATCCAATGCAGCAAGGTCTTAAGAAGGCCGGAAAGATCCCGCCATCTTTGGATGCTACGCGTTTGGCTATTGCTGTCAATGACGTGGAGCGCATTGTGAACACTCTGCCCGAGCCAGACCACGCTCGTGTGCTTACGGATGATGAGGCAGTTGCTGGAGTCGAGGGAGACGCGTTCCTGGCACCAATTAACCGCAAGTCTTCTCCTGGATTTCCTTTGACTCGAGAGAAGAAGGGGATGCCTGGGAAGATGCGCTGGTTAGGAGATGCGGAGTACAAGTTGGATCCTGAGATTAAGGAGATGATGAAGCAGGTTGAGGAGAATGCAAAGAACAACGTGCGCACGCCTACTATCTGGACTGACACGCTCAAGGACGAACGACGTCCGTTAGAGAAAGTTCGAGTCGCAAAGACGAGAGTTTTTGCTGCAGGGCCGATGGTTTACACGTTGGTTTTTCGTAAATACTTTCTCGGCTTTGCTGCTCACTGCGCCAAAAACAGGATTGACAATGAGATCTCTATCGGGACCAACGTTTATTCCCTGGATTGGACGCGGACTGCCAAGAGGCTGTGTAGCAAAGGTGACAAAGTGATTGCGGGAGATTTCTCCAACTTTGATGGCACCCTCGTGTTGGAGCTTCTCGCTGAAGTCGTGGAAATTGTGAACAAATTCTATGATGACGGCGAGGAAAATGCTCAGATCAGGCGTGTCCTCTGGAAAGAGATTGTGAACTCGGTCCATGTCTGTGGCGACAATGTCTACTTGTGGACACACTCCCAACCATCTGGATGTCCGATTACGGCGATCCTCAACTCGCTTTACAATTCCATCTCCATGCGTTACGTGTGGCTCACGGTGATGCCTGAAGAGTATTGCACGATGAAGGCTTTCAACGAGCACGTTGCCATGGTTTCGTATGGGGATGATAATTGTGTCAACATTTCTGATGCCGTCATTGATCGCTTCAACCAGTTGACCATCGCTGAGGGATACAGGGAGATGGGCATGACGTACACTGACGAAGCAAAATCTGGCGACATGATTCCGTACCGTTCCATCGGTGAAATTAGTTATCTCAAGCGTGGGTTTCAGTGGGATGAAGGCGAACATCAGTACATAGCTCCACTGGAATTGTCTGTTGTTCTTGAGATGACCAATTGGGTGAAGGGCGACTTTGACCATGAGGAGAGGACGATTGAAAACATGGAAACATCGGCTTTTGAGCTCTCGTTACACGGACGTGAGGTTTTTGAACAATGGATTGGAAAATACAAACAGGCTGCTCGTGGCTTTCAGATGCGCCCACTCTTCTTGACTTATGACGAATACCGGTTCGTCGAGGCTAAGAAGTATGGGCGTCTGGCAGCCGCCTGCAATTAAACCCAGAGCTAGGGGCTCTCTCTAATCGCCGCAAGGAGGGAGCAGCAAAGCCCGGTCTTTGGTCTTCGTTTTAGAAGGGCGGAGAGTTTCGGCTCTACTGGCTGGTGTGTGCCGCCTAAAATCCAGGCTACCAGCTCGGCGCTTTTGACCAGATCCGTTTAATCGAGCGACTGGGAGTTAGCTAACTCAATCGATTGCTACATCACAAAATCAAGATTTGTCCCATATTGGGCCGCAAGAAAATGTTCAGCAGATCACGACATTTGTAGACGATTCTAACATCCAGTCGTACGAGAAGCCACATATATCATCTGTGACTGCATGGACCAAAATGGCGGAAGACGACAAGTTGCATGATATTCATGCCATCCTTCGTCGTCCTGTGAAAGTTTCGGAAGGGGAATTCAACAATGCTTTTGGCACGGTCAGTTTGAAATTTCCTGATGTCATTTTCCAAAATTCCGCAAACGTCGTCAAGAAGCTCGACTATTTCACTTTCTTCCGAGCAAATGTCAAAATTCGCCTTATTTTCAACGCCACCCCTTTCATGAGTGGCAAATATTGGCTTTTCTTCGCACCTTTTGATGACGTTTCGAATCGTGGCGCTCAGCTTAACAACCTACCCAACGCTACGGGGTTCCCTGGAGTTGAAATTGACGTTGGCAGCAATGCACCCGTCGAGATTAAGATGCCATATTGTTCTCCTTTGTCCCATTTCAATTTGCTTGATTCTCATTCCAACATGGGTGAGATGTACATTGTGCCGATTAATCCCATCCAGTCTGGCACATCGCCTCTTACTGTAGGAGCATATTTTACCATCTTTGCCTGGTTTGAGGACATTGAGCTTGCCATGCCTACTTCCAAACCGGTGCTTGTCCCCCCCGTTCCTTCCGGCGAGGAAGAGGTGTGGACTGCACAGGTAGGCTTTGTTGCTGATGAAGAGGTGTGGACTGCACAAGTTGGCTCCGAAGAACATGCCGCCACTTCTGGACCCCCTATTTCTGGTGTTGCCAACGCTGTTGCTTCAGCGGCTTCTGTACTTGGCTCCGTTCCCATTCTTGGCAGCTGGATGCGACCAGTTGAATGGGTATCGCGTGCCATTGGAGGTGCGGCGTCCGCAGTTGGCTGGAATAAACCTACCAATCTTGATAAGAACTGTCCATACATCAATGTACCCGCCAAGGGTTACACAAATGTTGATGGTATTGACCTTTCTTCAAAGCTCGGAGCAATGCCTGACAATGGTCTAACATATGACGGAGGAATTTTCTCAACGGAGGTGGACGAAATGGACCTTACGTATGTCTCGTCTAAGTCGTGTCTTTTCCGTTCCGGTATTCCTTGGTCTGTGAATGACGCTGTTGGCACAACTGTACATTACAACGTAGTCGCGCCTGGTCTCGTTCAAGGAATGAATACTTATAGTCCAACCACAGTGGCGTTTGTTGCATCCATGTTTCAGCAATGGCGAGGCACTATCAAGTATAGGCTTGCTGCAGCCAAAACTGCTTTTCATACTGGGAGATTGAGGATAACTTATCACCCTGGGATTTATGGGCAGAGTGCATTCTTTCCTGCCACGGACGTTGAGAATGCTTACAATTGGATCCTTGATTTGAGTGTCTCTTCAGAGCTTGAGTTTGAGGTGCCATACGTGTCCAATGTTCCTTGGAAAGAAGTTTACCTTGGACAATACGACAATACAGGTTGGGATTTGGAAAAGTATTCTACCGGCACGATCACTATCACTATTCTCAACGAATTGCGACGAGCTTCGGATTCTGTTGCGGACAATGTGCCTTTGAACATGTGGATATCTGGCGGTGAAGACATCGCTTATGCCATACCTGACTTTGCGCGCTTTGCTATTGCGGAACCTGTCTCTGAACTAGGTGAATTGCAAGAAGACCCGGAATTGGAATGGAAAGCTCAGGTTTTTAATTTGACATCAACTGCCATTGAGCACAATGAGCAAGTGCAAGACACATCAACATCTGTGTTTCCTATGGGCATGATGGATCACACTATGGCAGAACAACTGTGCATCGGAGAGAAAGTGACGAGTCTCCGACAGCTTATTAAACGTTTTGGTCTTACATCAATGGGTAAACCTTTTCCTTATGTTAATCAGACTGGCGTTGGTTATGCTTTTCCCGGACCCATTCCCTTGAACAATGACGATTATCTTTTTAATGCAATTCGGGTTGATCCTGCTTATTTTGGGGAAACGACAACTACAGGCTCTAACCAGTGGCAATATATTCAGTACCCATCGTCACGAGCTGCGGACGGAACTTTGACCGAAGACACTTTTGAGGCTGTGATTCAACCTCCCGCTCGCTGCCCGCTGTATTACATCTCATACCTTTATAGATTTTGGCGAGGTTCGCGGAGGTACAAGTTCGCTACTCCCGCAACTAATGGCTTGCGATGTACCAATCAAGGGATGCGTCCCGCGTATGCTTACAACACGGCACGGGAGGAGTATACTACCGCGCTTGATGGGTTTGAGTATGACGCCATTCGACCAACTGATCCCCTTATAGTGCGACGATCAACTAACATCAATGAGAACGGGAGTCTCGACAAACCCGTCCTTGGCACTTTCACTAATGAGCAAGTCTCATCGACATTTGAGCACTACGTGTACCCCGATCTCAACGGCACCATTGAATTTGAGGTTCCTTACTACGCCCAAACTCCCATCTCTCTTGTAGGAGAAGGGACGATTTCGGATGTAGACGGGCCCATTATTAGGCGCAGCAAGGTTGACATCATGCGTTCTCTTGACCCTAAAGGCATGGATCGTCCCATGTACGCGTATTACACCGACACAGTCTTCGCTCAGAGTCCAATTTCTGCTTCTGATGACGCTGGTGGGATTCGCAACTGCTTCGGTGCATACAATTTGTATGAGGCAGCTGGCGACGATTTCAGCTTTGGCTATCTCATTGGAGCTCCGCGCATTCGGCGCGTCAAACACATTTAAACTTCAGAAGAAATTTCTTAATAGGTCTTTCCTTCTTCCTTTGTTTCCGC